TGCGGGCGCAAACAGAAGCAACGAAAGAAATCAGTTCTCCGCACCGGCAATACAATCCGAAGTTGGCGAGAATGAGCGATGGAAGTTGGATTGCGATTCTCGGCGATCCTGCCGATTTGGAACACTCAATTGTCGGTGTCGGGTATTCACCTGCGGAAGCTCTGGCTGCGTTCGATGGCATGTTCAAAGGCGATTTACCCGACAGCGTGGCGCATTGGTTAGCGGAACAAGAAGCAATGGCAATAACAGAAAAACAAAAACAAAATGAAGACAAATCCGTGGACGGAAAGCGAGATTCAACAACTGACAGAATTAAAAAAGCGAGGGCTATCCCTCGCAAAAATCGTAGAACTAATGGGCCGGACGCGGGAAGCAGTCCGAAGCAAACTCCGGGGCCTGAATCTCCCGAAGGGTCCGGCAGTTAAATACGACGTGGAATTGGGCGAGCCGGCATTCGGGTATCTGCCGTTGCAGGTTATTGACGGCTCGGATTGGGTCCGATTCGGACTCGTCTCCGACACGCATTTGTGTTGCAAGGAAGAACGACTCGACGTGTTACACGCAGCCTACGACGTATTCAAACAAGAAAAAATCTCTCAAGTTTTTCACGCCGGTAATCCGGTGGACGGATACGTTCAGCGCATCAACGGGGGTAGTGTAACCGAAACCACTATCGACGGGCAGGTTCAATATTTTATCGACTACTACCCGGCGAGAAAAGGAATTGTTACTAATTTTATCACCGGCGACGACCACGAATCGTGGTTCAAAGAAGGATTCAATTTTGGCGCTTATCTCGGCTACGTTGCGCGCGATCAAGGCAGAACAGACCTGAACTATATCGGGCACGTTGAAGCCGATGTTGAGGTTCAAGTTGCAGGGTGTAGCCGGAGCACTATCATCAAAATCCAACATCCCGGCGGCGGCTCGGCATACGCGCGAAGTTACGCCGGCCAGAAGCAGGTAGAATCGTTGCAAGGCGGAGAAAAGCCGAATATTCTTATTCAAGGACATTATCACGTCGCAAATTACATGGTCGAACGAAATATCCACGTTATCAATCTGCCGGGTATGCAAGATCAAACTATTTTCGCCCGCAAGAAGCGGTTGCGAATGGAAGTGGGGTTTGCGATTCTGGAATTTAAGGTTAATCCCGCGGACGGGTCAGTAACCCGATGCCGCGTGGAGTTTACGATGTTTTGGGACCGCGGCTATTACAAGCCTTTTCTCAAATCCGACGCAAAGATTCTGAAAGGTCACTTAATAATCAAAAAGTAAAAATATGCCCTATATCAATCCAAGCGCGAGAATCCAACTCACCTATGAAATTGACCAGCTTGTCAAAAAGCTTAGCACTCCGGGCGAAGTCAATTATGTATTTTCGAGCGTCATTTGGAGGCTATTCGACGCTCAGCCTTCATATGCCAAAGCTAACGAATTGTTGGGGGTGCTTGAGGCCGTGAAGCAGGAGTTTTACAGACGTAAAGTTGCCCCCTATGAGGATGCAAAAATCAAAGAAAACGGAGATTTATGAAGTGTCCCAAATGTAACGAGTCAAGCGTAGACGGGTTATACGATGAAACTGATATTGACGACGATTATCAGCCTCGACTTTCCGCAATCGAGTGCAGTAATTGTGGAATTATCGGGGTCTGCCCGCACTGCGGAGCCTGGGATTTTGAGCCATGCCGGGCTTGGTGCGGCGATGCCGAAAATTATCTCACAAAACAGGTTTGAGTATCTGCCGGAGCAGTTGCCCGCCACCGGGCGATGACCCGCCAGTTGGCGCGCTCGGCTGGGCATTCATAATTCTAGCCTTCTGAGTCGCGCGCTGCGCGCTGGCAGGCTGGGGCCGAACGTTGCTAATTTGAGGCGGCGCTGGCACCGGAGAACCTTTCGGACCCGCCGGTAGCCCTTTGTGGGTCAGCACGGGGTTATTCAACCCGGCCTTCGAAACATCCGCAGATACTATATCGAACGGAGGCGCGACTTGTTCAAGTTGGCCGGCGGCGTCTGCAGCCTTGATTTCATCCCCCGAAATGTATAGCTGGTTGAAGGTAACTCCTAAATCCCCGCCGAGACTGCGATAAAACGCTAGGCCAGCGTCTTGCAGCGCTTTCTGGTTCTCTGCTATCAGCTTGCCTTCCGGGCGTTTTTCGAAATCTTTGATACTACCAGACAATGCCGGCGGCTGGCCGGCGAATAACGCCTGCATCGCAGGCATTTTGAGCACTTCTTCGGGCAGTTCACTAGAACTGGCTTGTTCACTGGCCGGTGAACTGGTAACCTCCGGGGCAGTCGGCTCGACCGGCGGTGGTGCAGCCTGGGGGGTATTCAAAGGTTCAACGAGTTCGTTTGCCATATATAGATAGTGTTATTTTTGCCTCGGTTCGACAAGGTCACGTTTGTAAAATTGCTGTTTATGTTCCGGGTGCTTTTTCAAAAAAACTTCATCTTTCGGGTTAGGTTCAAGATATTGTTCCGGCGTGTAACTTTTCTTGGACCCCGAATATTCTGTTCCTGGTTCAAATTGTTCAAAAGTTGGGTCAACCTTTGTTCCGTCTGACAGTTCTATCCAAGTATGTTGAAGTTTAAAATCTTCTTCCGGCTGTTTTACATAGCCTTCAATAATTTTAAAATCTTTAATTCCTGCGTCCAATAAAGTCTTTGTTGCATCGCCTGCAAAAAATCTGCATGATCCAGACGCATCGCAATGAATACTATCCTCGATTTTATCCAGGATTTCCTGCATTCCTTTTGGATGAAATTGCGCGCCGATTTCAGTCTGCGGTAACTCGGAAAAAGTCTCGAATACTTTGTCCATTTTCTCTTTGGTCGTATCTAGTTCGAAAATATTTTCGTTGAACGATTTTTGGACCTTGTTAATCCCGTCGTCAAACAAATTCACGCGAAATTTGTAAACGTCGTCAATATTACGTTCAATCAAGTCCTCAACAATTGGCCGGAGATTCTTCCAATCCTTTTGTCGTGCTTCAACCGTCAACGTTCCGTTAACCATATTCACGCGCGAAAATCCTTTCTTCAATGCGGATTCACGAACGCCTTCTGCATCGCCGCCTTTGAACGCGGGCACCTTGAGCCCATATTTTTCCTGCACCGCCTTGTTCTGGTCGAGCCAATCGTGGTGCCACACTGAACCGAGCTGCTCAACTTCACCACCCGGCAATATCCAAGCCTTTGACAATTGGGCAGACGTAAATTTTAACGGATCGGGTTTCTTTTTCTTTGGTTGAAACATAGCCTTTCGCCCGGCGGCGCGTTCTGTTTCCCATTGTTCCGGCGTTGGTAGCTCCGTGATTACCTTGTAACCTTCTTCTTGCAATCTCGGTAAATACGTTGTGCTACGCTTCGCGTCGCCCTGGAACGGTAACCCTTCGGTCGGGGTAATCTGCGCAATGAATCCTTCATCCATCGGCGTCATGTCTTGGTATCCATCGAAAATCGCTGGGTATCGTTTGCCATCTGGACCTTCAATTTCGATTTTTCTTTTACCAGGAGTAAGTTCTCCTTCACCGACTCGTTTTGGCATGAAGCCGGCAGTCAGAGTTAGCACGTTGCCGCGGAACTGCGGCTGCTCCGGTGCAATTGCAACCTCTTTGATGTTTTCCGCATTCAACCGTTGCATCGCTTCGATTAATCCTGGCAGTTTAATTCCGGCCTGTTCGATTGCCGCTCGCACCGGGTTAACTTCGAGTATCTCGCGGCCTGCAATACCAAGTTTTTCTGCTGATTTTCCGGCAAAAGGTGCCCTCGGCTCAACCGGAACGGAAATTCGACCGGGCAACGTGGCGGCACTGACTTCCTGGCCGGCAATTGATAACGGTAGCTTGCCGCCGGTAATTCTCGGCGTCTCCGGCAGTGGCATCCCGAACAGCAGGTTAATAAAATCCGCCTTGCGCTGATCTAACGGGACCGCTTCGCCTTCGATCTGCGGCTTGAAAAAACCTTTTTCCGCCATTTCCGCGGGAACAACGAGTGAACCACCAGCTCCAGTCCTGCCACCCATCTGATTTTTGACAAATGTCTGAGTATCTTCATATAGTTGTTTCCATCCTTCAGTTGTGAATGTTTTTGTAGTCCCATCAATGGGGTATGGTGAAAGTTCAGGTTTCGCCGCAAGTGATTGCGCGACTTTGTGCGCGTTGGCAGCAAATACTTCTGGTGCCCATCCAAGCACTTGCAACGTTCCGCCCGGCGTTCGTAGCACCCGCTCCGGGAAGAAATTCTTCGGCCAAAGTGCGCGGGCCGATTTTGGCGCGCCTTCCAATTCATGTCGGGCCTGTTCAATTTGCGTCCGGCGCGTTTTTCGGTTTGTGCCAAGTGCCCCCGCAGGCGCATCCTTTGCTGACGAGTAATCTATCACTACTCCGACTCGTTGTGCAATCGCGTCTGCTAACTCACCAAGCAATTCTTTCTGCGAACGTTGCCCGCGAATCGTAGGCTCCGCAGGCGCAGAATCAGCTATTGCTCGCGCTTCGTCTGCCACATCTTTCTGCGCTTCCGGCGTGGCCGGAATTCCGCCAGGCGTCGGTGCGGGTCTCGGCAATCCGGCGACTGGGCGAGCCGGCTGGATTACTGGTTTCTTTGCAGCCGCGGCTTCCGCGAACGGTTGCACTGCTGACCGAACAGCTTCGACAACCGGTTCCTTCAAGGCGGTTGACCCCGCGGTAACCCCGGCGTAAGGGTCTGCACCGCTCAGAATCATTAGTTTTGAAAGAACGCGGGCAATGTAACCCGGAAACTTCGCATCCTGAAGCAGCTCCGGGGTGCCGTGCTCAAGCACCGCACCGACGGTGTCGGCCAGAATTTCAGTAGCTGCGTATCGCTTTACAAGGTTGGCTTTTGTGGTATTGTCTAGAATTGCATCCCACGTCCCTTTGCTCGCCAGTTCCGGGTTAGCTTTTACTAACTCCGCTGCAACCGCGGGACCTTGGCCGGTAATTTCCAGCAAAAATTTTACCCAATCTTGTTTAAATGCAGCTTGCGCCTCCGGTGTGGTCGCCAGAGCCGACGCTTCTTCTCCTGCGCGTTGAATAACTTGTTCATCGCCGTAATGGTCAGTTACTTTCTTTAGTAATGTTTCATATTGATTCACGTCGAGAGCACTAAGGATTGGATGCCCAACTTCATGCGGCCCGGAGATCGGGTCGCGTATCAGATTTACTTTCTTGGTTCCACCGGCGTCCGTTTTTAATTCCGCTAATGTAGTGCCGTTAGCTGCGGCGTAATCGCGTGCTGAAACTGCATCCCAACCTTGGCCAATAAGAAAATCTTCGAATGCCTTCGGACCAGTAAATTGATAATATTCAGTATCAGCAGCTTCAGCTAAATCTCGCAATGCACCTATCCGGTCCCGCACTCCCGGTGAAGCAACTTTCATCGCTTCCGCATGGGCAGCGTCGAGTTTCTCAAAAGTCCCATACGATTTCTGCCAAGAACTGGACGTTCCCCAAGGTCGCTTCGCGATTTGTTGGCCTTGGGCAAATCCCCCGGCTGCCCGTATTAACCCGCCAACGCCTCCGAATGCAGTCGCCATAAACGACATATTTCGCGCATCTTCCGGCGTATCAGCGATTGCTGCAAGAAATGCAAGGTCCGCCGGCAAACCTTTCGCCATACCCGCGGTTACTATGCCGGGCACTTTGATTGCGTCCTGGATAGCGCGCGTCCACGTTCCGCCGGCTGCTCCCGGCGTTGCAATACCTTTTCCAAATTCTGCTATTTTCGGACCTGTTTTCTTTGCTATCCATCTTAAAATTGGGACTGCCAGAGCGCCAATATTTCCGTGTGCAACACTAACGGCGAGCCCAATATCAACCCCCGGTGCTCCCGATAACTTACCCCCTAATTCCATCAACTTACCAGTTGCTTGGACACCTTTTCCAATAATCCCGGTAGCAGTCGGTAGTTTTTCGAATCCTGCGGAAACTTTTTCACCAAAATCTACCGCCTTGGAAAGTAACGGCGACTCCGCGCGGGCTGTTACAAGATCGGTTGTCGCCTTTTCTGCGGCGGCAATATTTTCTGGACTCTTGATTTTTACCGCCAGTTTCTCGGCAGCTTTTTCTGTTCCTTTTAGTATCTGTAATTTTTGGATTGTCTTGACTGCGGCGGATTTACTGGCCGCGTATCCGACAACCTTGCCCGTTGTTGCATTCAGAATATGAAACCCACCAGAAAATGCCGCAAAAGTAAACGGATCGCCGTGGCTTGATTTTGTTATTTCTTCCGGGTCAAGCTTAACCCCGCTAGCTTTCAAATCCCGCAGTGTTTGGCCGCCGAAATATTTCGTCGATTCGCCTTCGCCATGAGCAATATTCGCAAACTGGTTTCGAATTTCAAGTTCCTTGTTGAAATGCTCTAGCGCGTCGGCATCAGTCCATTCTTCCACTGGCTTTGATATTCCTGTAAAACGTCCAAATTTTTCGTATCCCTTGCGAAACAAATCGGCGAACGTTGTCGCGGCGAGTTCCGTTCCGGCCATGACTTCACCCATTTCTTTCGCCCCGACTTTCATCGCTTCGCCCTCCGGCAAATAACCGGTTGCTTCGACTATTGGTGAAATTGCCGCGGTAAGCGATTTTCCCGTATATGTTCCCATGCCTGCAACCAACGTCGGCAGTGCGGTAATCACTGTTTTGAGCGGAATGTCCGACAATTTCCAACCCTGCTCAATCAAGATAGCCTCGGTTTTTGCAAGCTTAAGCCTGGATTCATCATCAAGTTTGTCCGGGTTTTCTTGCGCAAAAATGTAGGGACTCCATTTCCATTCAGTTGCGACGGCTGCTAAATCTTCTGGCCGTGACTGCCTGAAGGTATCAAAATCCATACTCGGCGGATCGTCCGGCCCGCGCGCTGGCGGTGTTGCTTTAGTTACCTGGAATTCGCCCCATTCTTGTTTAATTGCAGCCAAATCTTCCGGCGAACTAGCCGCAAAGGTAGCTTCATCCATCTGAAGTGGGCTTGTGTCGGCCATAGGACTAGTTAACTACGCCCGGCTGCCCCCGTATAATAATGAACATTACCTTTTTGATATTTCTTCGGCTCAACTACTAATTTTTGGAGTTGTTGGCCGCGCAATGCACTCTCCCGGCGTCGCTGTAAAACTTCAAGTGGCTGTTTAGTTTCAGTTGCCAAAGCTTGAAGTTGTTCCGGTGGAAAAAATGAAGCATTTTCTTTAGCCGGCGGCGCTAACTGCGTTGGAGGTTTTACCAACGTTAATGTCCCGTCAGCATTTTTGGAATAAACAGCCCCGGAAGCCCGCGTTAATTGTGCGACTGAGGCGGCTGAAGTACCACCTTCGACATTTTCCAGCCCCGCGTTTTTGGCTAACAGCTTCAGGTCTTCAGAGCCAGACCCACCTGCCGCTATGATCCCATCTATCCAAGAGTAATCTTTGTTCAATGTTCCGCGAATAATTTTTTTGTTCGCTTCGTTCATTTGCCCCCACATATAGAGGTATTTATTCCAAGTCGATTCGTCGTCGGTAAGTTTAGGAATTGTATCTTGCAAAAATTTAACGTCTTTGTCAGATAGATTACCTTTCATGGATTGGGCACCTTCCAGAATCTTCGTGCTTCGCAAAATATCCAAGTCACGCTGCCCTGTCCTTCGTTTTGTTTCATCTCCCATGCCAATTGTCGATCCGAGGTATGCTAATCCACGGCGGGCATCAGACCCAATCGCCGGACCAACCAAATTTAGGGCCTTAATAGCCTTGCTCGCCGACACTATACTGTCGCCAATTGCGTTAGCAGCGGCAAGTTCTTCGCCCATTTTTTTCTTATTTTCCGGCGTTATCGCGGGCTCCGGTGTCGTCGGAATATCGCCGAGAAAAAGAGCACCCGATGATGGGTCAGTTTGTCCTGCGACTTTAGTTGTGGCTGCCGGAGCGGCGACTGTTTGAGAAACAGGTGTAGTGGCAAAAGGCGGCGCGGTAGCGACAGGTGCAGGTGCGGTAGCGACAGGTGCAGGTGCGGTAGAAACGGCGGCGTTGTAATCGCTAGGCGTAGCAGCAGGTGCGGCAGCAGCAGGTGCGGCAGCAGCAGGTGCGGCAGCAGCAGGTACGGCAGCAGCAGGTGCGGCAACTGTCCCCGGAGACCCAGGAAAAATAAGCTCAACAGCAGCTCCTTTCCGAATTGTGTCGTTAACAACTTCCCCCCGATGATTTGTTGGGAAATTTTTTGTCCCATCAGGGCTTTTTACATTACCAACTACTTCCGCTCTTTTTTGAGCGGCTTCCCTTGCGGTTTGTTGAGCCGCAAGTTGGAAACCTATTTCCGCCATTTTAGGATAATCCGTCTTACCATCCGGCAGCTTTGGATTTTCCCCGCTATAACCGGACGCACGCGGAGCTAATGCGAGATAAAGCTTGGTGCCCTCTTTAACAGCCTCGCCGTGTTGTTCTAATTCAAGCGCGGATTGCGCAGTTACGCCAGCAAGTTGGGTTTGCGCTTGCCGGGATTGCACTGCTGCCGGCGACATTTTTTCAGCAAATTCAGCTTTTTTCTGCTCCCGTTCTTGTTGCTTGCTGATGATGTCTTCCGAGGTGATTTGTCCTTTTCTGAATGCGTCCGCCAACGAATCCACCGCGGACTGGTTCAGCACAGGATTGATGGGTCCGACGAGGTCGGCAGCCCGAATGTTACTTGGTCTTGCGTCGCCGGTTGGCATAATTTTAGAATGGCCAGAAAATTTTCTTTACCACGTTAGCAATTGTTTTTCCTGTTTTACCAGGGATGCCCCCTGACCATAGAAAATCACCAATACCAGGGCTGCCGCCCCCCAATGTTGGGGTTGTGGTTGGCGGAAGCGGCGGCGGTGCTAACCCAGGTAATTGAAACAACGTATCGATCAAACTTTGTCGGTATGCATTCTGTGTGTTAACGCCGCCGACTTTGGCGTGGTTACCGACTGCCGCAAGTGGTCCACCAGGAGTCCAACCGGAGATAACTTGTCCTGCGGTGCCGCCCACCGGTATTATCGGCGGCGTGGTATTCGGGTTAAACAAAGTTGTTCCCTGCGGCAGCAAACCCGCGGGTAACCCGCCATACTTGCCGGCGAGTCCAGTCAGAGCTGTCTGGCCGCCGGGTGAGAGTGAATAATTCGTGGGCAACGGCTGCCCCGCGTAGTTCGCTGGCAAAATATTACCCGGCGAAATACTATCTGCTGTCCATCCTGACGGTGTGTATGGCATGTTGTCTCCTAATTTTATCCGTAGCTAGAGCCCCCGCCGTAAGGCGCGGGAGAAAAATTTGTAAAACCTGAACTTGAGCCTGTATTACCGCCGCCCCAAAGTGACGATAATTTCGGCAATGAATTTGTAAGTAACGGCATCGCCGATCCGATTGCTTGATTCCAAATTTGTGAGTTAGCAAGGGCACCGCGGCTTGCGGCTTCCGCAGCAGCACGATCAAGTTGACCAGTCGCACCGACTCGTTGTAACCAGAGATTTGTAATATCTTCGCCGGTGAGTCCAGCTTGCGGGGTGAATGCTTCAATGTTTTTGATAGCATCTTGTGCTCCGCCGAGTTGGCCGAGTTGAACGTTTGCTAAACTTGGAAACAACTGTTGTAGAATATTCTGCCGAGACGTTTCAAGATTCTGCGCTTGATTCGCTAACCCTGCGGCTTGTTGCTGGCGCTGCTGTTTAAGTTGAAGTCCAGCGGAGCCGAGTAGCTCGCGCACGAGTTGACCGCCAATTCCGTGCGGGCTAGCCGCACCAGTAACCATGCCGCCCTGCTCAAGACCGGCTTTGACGAGTTCCGCTTGAACATCCGGCGGTAACGTTGCGCCTGCGTCGAGTTCTGACAACGCAGCATCGACCAGCCGGGATTTCACTTCATCCATCCCCGGTATGCCAGTTTCTGCTTCACGCGCGGCAACGCCGCCGAGCCGCATAGCATCGGAGTCTGCGCCAAGTCCCTTCAACCCTTCGAGTATTTTCGACTCCGCTTCGTAGCGCGCTTCTGCCAACTTCGGGTCAAGTTGTTCTTGCAACGCACGTTGATTCATCGCCCGCTCGGTATCTGCGATTAGTGCCTGTCTTTTGAGTTTATCCGGCTCTAGCTGTTCGAAAATCCAATCACGTTGCTGCTTCAGCGCCTCGATTTGCTTCTTTGTAATCTTTTCGTTCGACTTAGAAGTTATCACCGCGCCGACTACTGATCCTATAGCTGATAAAGCTTCGCCCAAGTGGCCCCCTTTCTCAAATTTTCTCCCGCCAAAAGCGGTTGTAGATTTGAATAATGAAAACAACATTTCTGTTGTTCTGCGTTTGTTAAATCGAACGAAGCGCACGGTCTAATATGGTCTATATGCCAGACTATTCCATGATTTTCCCACGACATTCCGTCACGAAATTGATTTTCTAAATGAGATTTCAAAAAAGCTATTGAGCAACCCAATAAAAATAACGCTTTATTTGTTTTTTTGGAATTTTGTGTTTTTAGTGTATCACGGAGACGCATTCGTAAAAGACGCCCTAGTCGGGATTGAGTATTTGTTTTATGTCTTTTTTGATACCATGCCCTTCCTTTTGCTTGATACCATTTCTGGTTTGATTCGATAACTTTTTCTGGATTTTCGAGTCGATATTTTGCAGCGTATGGGCGCTTTTTTTCTCTGTGTATTTCACTATATTTATTTGCCTCTTTTCTAGAACATGATTTGCATCTAGAATAATGCAAATAAAACTCACTCAAAAGTTTCATTTGTTTACAACGCCCGCATTTTTTTTCAACTGGCATTATCTACCCTTTTGAAAAATGATTCAGAGAATGGTTTGTATCCAAGCCTCGAATACAACCGGCGCATCGCATCTTGTTTGAATACCCGGTTATTGCCGCAGATTATCATGGCTACCTTCGCTTGCTTCGCGTCGTCCTCGAATTGTCGAAGAAGTTTCAAAGCTACATCTCCATTTCTATATTGTGGCGCAACTAACCACAAATATTCAAAGGCGAAAGTATTGCCATCGATCAAATCTATTGTATTGAAACTGAGCAAAAATCCTGCGGGGTCGCCGGAATTGCTGACGAGGCCGTATGCAGTTCCGATACCGCCGTTGATGAAGTTAATCCACGACGGAACAATCGTTTTCAAACTTACCTGCGAAAGCGGCGGTTCATGCTGTGCAACTACCCGCGCAAGAAAGGTCGCTAAGTCTTCAGTAGCTATTCGGATTACATTCATAACGCCGGACCTTCCCAATCAACTCCCGCGGCACTCATTACTTCATCGCCGAGCCATTGCTGAACTGACCAGAAAGCGGCTCCTGTTTTGCCGGCGCACCCGGCGTGCCAGTCAGTCGATTGGATGCGAAAAAACGGACCGTTCTTCCTTTTGAATTGGTTGAACGCCCGAAGATAAATTTTCTCAGGGACGAGTGAGATAGCTTTCAAATTCTGCTCTGTTTCCTCCGCAGATGCGCCGGTTACGAATCGCAAGTCACCGGAAATATAAACTTCGTAAGCGTTAATATGCGGGTGTCGGTGCGCGACAAGCCGGGCCTCCGGTTGCGTAACAACGAATTCAACTTGAAAAGGGGCTTCCCGGTGGACTACTGTTGCCGTCAGGATGCCGTAGCTGCGATGCTCGATCATTTTCAATTCCGACATTGGCATCGCCAGAAAAGAATCGCGGTATTGTTCGAGTGTTTGCATGTTATAGTTTCACAAGACACCAAAGCGCCATAGTCGGAGGATATTTTTGAGCAGAAATCGGGTCGGTATCGAGTCCAACATCCTCGCCATAAATTTCAAATGCACCGCGCTCCGGTATATCTGCGCCAACTGAAAGCACTTTCTCCGGCGATGATCCGCTGTCCTTGGTTGCTTGAGAAAAATATCTGCCACGAAATGCAATATTATCCGCTCCCATCACGTCCCAGCCGGGGTTAATTTTCAATGCCTCCAATAAAGTTTCAAAAGCTACAAACTTAACATCGCCTTTTACACCGGAAACTGTTCGCCAAGCATCCCGCTCCCACCAGATCAGAACTTCAATCGTGGTGTCATAGAACTGCTGCAAATTCGCTGCTGCTGCGGGGCGGTTACTCGTCGGCCCGCTGGTAACGATGCCGACATACGGTACCCAGCCCCCGCCGTTGTGCACAAACCAACCAACTGGGTTTCCGGGACTCGGATCGGCTTCGGAAGGGTCTTTGCTCGTGACCAGCCAAACCGGCGGTTGCGCGCTCGCAGGCGTAGTTGATCCGATATGGAACCACTGCGTTTCTGACTCTGAGATGTCAAGCGGAACGTAACGTTTGATATCCTCGTCGAAGACCCACCATTGCGTGCCACCCTTCAGCCACGGCCCGACATTTGAAGTTGGCTCAATGTCACCAATGAAGATGAAGTTAGTTCCAGTAGGTGAGACTATCCGCATTCGCCTTACCATGACCTGAGAAAATTCATCCGGCGTGCCTTTGAACGTGGCCGGGATTCTCGCCATTTCTATGAGCAAATTGGTTCTTTGGAGCGCCATATCTGATTAGGTATTGTTAATCAAAATCAAAGTTAGGTTAACATACACTTCAGTGTCATTGTCAGAAACAAATGACGCAGAAATACGAATATCTGATTTCTCCGGCACCAGCAGCGGGTGCGCAAAGATACGCTGATAGTTTGGGTTACTATCCAGCAACGAAAATACCGCCCGTCCAATATCTGCTTGACCGACTACGTTGAAATGAAGCTTCAGTCCTGCGAAATCACCGTTGCCGGGCCGGATAATCTGAAATTCGCAGTGTGTAATGAATGCCGTTTTATTTGCCGGCACTGTGTAAATTGCTTTCTGGCTTGCGCCACCGCCGGCACCGATTATCGCCTGTATTGCGCCGCCGCCGGCAACCCGCAAAACAATTTTTCCGATGTTAACTTTGTGCGATCCGACATTCAAACCGAACAGTGTGTTAATACGAAAATACTGATTTACTAATGTAACCGGCGTAGTTCCACTCAGTACAACGTCTTCTGTAATTTCATCATACGCTGAATTCAGCCCGACAACTCGAACTGCGCGCAATCCAGTGCCGGAAGCGGAATCGTCGGCGTTATTTGATGCAACTTCCAATGTTCGATCCGTAGTTTGAAATGGATAATTTCCGCCTTCTTCCCAAATATCTTCCGGCGTGAGACCAACGTCGATGTCAGGATTGTATCCGACAATCTGAACTACAGTTGAGCCCGGAACGATGCCCCTCGACAACGACAGCGCCTGGTGTGTATACCGAACCGCTTCGTTGAGTTCGGAAAGCAACCCCAGCATAGACGCATTTGTGATATCTTTTGCTGTCTTCGCTTCAAGCGAGTTTGCTGAATTTTGGGCCGCGATTGCGGTAGCTTGCGCAGACAGTGCCGCGTTCTGTGCTGAGTTTGCCGCACTCAGCGCTGCGAGTCTTACTGCTTCTAGTTGTTCTTCTTGTGTTGGCATGGCTGGTTATCCTATCGGTTAAAAGTGTGTAATTTCAGTGTTTTCGTCAAGGTTGTAAAGCCGCTACAATCGTTACCGAAGCACGAGTATCGCATCCGGCGATTCGGGAGTAAGTTCCCACCGGCGTATCGGAGTCGCCCGGCGCGTCCTTTGTTCCCTGCCAAACGATGCCATCTCCGGGGAACGGTTGATCGCACTCAATTGTCAGCCCCCAAGGGTCAGGAGGATTTGTTTTAGAAAGAAAGGCAAAATGCAAAGTTTTTCCACCGTTGAACGTGGTGCCGAGATAACCCGCCTGGAAGGCCTCCCATTGACACGCGCCGAAAGGGAAAACTGTTTTTCTAAAAACACCGTCCCACGGTGTTCCGGGGGCCACAAAACAATCGCCGCATCCGGCGAAATAGTTATCGTTGTATTCGAAGATTGCTGGGCGAACACGCTGGTCGGGGTCGGAGAATCCACAACGTTGCAACTCTGGACTGCCGCCCCCGCTGCTCGGAGTAGTGAATAATTCGTCCGCGCCGAAGACCGTCCCGGAGACATTTTCTGCAACGGCTTGGAAATGATACGTCGTGCTTGGGTCCAGACCAGTTATCGACTCGGAGAACGGGATTAAATCAGTCCCGGAGCCGACATTCTGTGCAACTGTAGTGTTGCCGTAACCATCCGTGAGTCCCCAGCGAAACCATGCGCTTGTTTGCGAGCCCGCGGGCCTTACTTTTCCATTCAGTGTTGCACTACTCATGGGCAGCTAGTAAAATATCCGAACCAATGATTGTGGCCTGGGTTGCCTTCGGAGCCGTCAGCAAAAATACTAAGAGAAACAGTAATCGTCTCCTCCCCTGCTGAAGCCGGCACCGTAAATGGTTGATCAAAAACCCCGGCGGAAGAATCAAATCTTTCATTTAACAACTCCCCATCTACGCTGTGGGATACAATGATCCGAGAAATAGAAGCTTGAACCGGGTCGAAGACTTGGATATGCAAATTGCTAATAACACTCGGACCGGCGTAAGAAAAAGTTCCAATAACATCCACCCGCCGACTGCCACCAGTTTGGACACTTGCATCAACTTCTAAATCAAAACCTTCATTTTCTACGAATGCCCCGCTAGTTCCCCCAAAATCCGTATCTGTAATAGATGGGACCCCCCATACAATATTTTCGAAAATATTGGTGCAGCTACCGCCGGGGGTTGTAATATCAGTTGCTGAATCTGTTTCAACAAATAGCGATGGGGTTGTAGTCGTGCAAATTGGGTCGCTCAACTCAGTTTCGCCTTCCGGCGTGATGGCGGATATTCTGTAACATCCAGACTTAGGCAAAACAAAACACGGCTCCGGGCTGCATCCGTCTGCCGGTATACATTCTTCGAGAATAGTGAAAGAACCGGACTCACTTTCGGAGTAATAAATTGTGTAGCAAAGCGCGTCTGGAACGGGGCTCCAGGTGATGGTGGGAAATCCTCCGTCTGCCGGACCGAAAGCTACATTTAACACACTTTCTCTAATGAATATATCGCCGGTAAAAATAACCGGACCGCCGGTGCCGGAGAAAATTACTTCGCAAATCGGTGGGCTAACGTAATTCAATGCCGGGCGACGGAGAAAAAGAATGTCGTAGTTCATTGCTCACCGAACCCTTCACCAATGCTGAACACCGGTGGCAAAGAAATCCCTGTTTCAGTCTCGGCTTGCCGCACAGCGATACGTTCGGCGACACGGTCCGCGGCGTCCTGGCTGACAATACTCTCCGAGAATCCGACTCCGACAGCGGAAACGTTGTCTTGCGTTACAATCGCCGTTTTGTTCGCGGTAAAACGATTAATCGGATGCGCGGCGAGTTGCTCCGCGATAATTTTTTCATCATCGGAATGCACACCGGCTCCGTCGAATCGAACAGCATTGAATCCTTCTTCATTTTCACATGCGCGCGGGTCACCGGATAACTGTTCATCTGGTGAAAATAGCGCAAATGAACGAATATGCCGGATAGTCGCCGGGCCGTGCCCGACAATGAGTAACTGAAAGCTTTCTTCTACTCCGTCGTTTTTATCCGATTCAACCGGACACGATCCACTTTCCTGGTTCGGGCTTTGCTGGTTCAAGTCTTCCGTCCGGGCTACCCGAATCTGCGGTTTGAATGCAAATACATTCGTTGTAGCCGTAATTTCCCGGTCGAAGCTCAGACTGCCACGCTCGACAGAAATCCGTTTGGAAAGAATCCGCTGAAATTCTCCGCGCATGCCCGGCGCGACGAAAATTCCGAGGTCAAGATTTTCTTCAATTCCGGCCAACGCTACGTCGGCGAACAAAAATCTGCACGGAAACCCAGGTGCTTTCTTGGCTTCGCTGCTCTGCCCGAAGTAACCGCGCGTGAACGCCGCCCACATGATCGGACACCCGCTGTCAAGCCGTTCATCCAGAAAAGATTCCCAAAGACGGTTTTCTTCGTCTTCGTCTGTGCTGACGTGGTATATTCGCTCAGAGCCGGCAATGACGCCATAAATCCATTCAACCGGCCTCGTTCCGAGCCAGTATCCGTTCCACGTCGGACCGCCCGTATCGACAAGCGATTCCCAGCTTGCCGAGTTGAAACACCAGGTATGCTTATTGTAATTGTCTTCCGCCGGCATGCTGATAACGAGCCACTGTTTAAACGACCCCATCGCCGTCAAACTGAGATCATCGGCTAACAAGGTTTTGCTGACGATCATTTCGTTGTCACGAATCGGCGAGCGACTCGTTACATACTGGCTCGATGCCGAGTTGTAAAACGTAACGCCCTGCGGGGATAACCAAATCAACGTCCCGAAGTTCGAGGTAACCGCCCGGCTGCTGACACACCCAACTTGCAAAATTTCTCGTTGAAAACTGATGGTCTTTGGCCAGAGATTTCGATTACGAATGTCGGCTTGGATAACGGTCGTCTCGTCGGTTGTGAAAACAAGAAGTTGCGGCGCGTCGACACTCGGCGTTCGCACCATCGCCGTTACGTCGGATGAAAAATTGAACGATGACGTGCCTCCGAGATAAATTTGTTCAACGAAACTGAACGGATTAGAAATGTCGGAAGCGAAAACAGTCGGCCCGTCTGCGACCCAAAGTCGATCACCGATCCATTGCATCGGACCGCCGGTAGGTGTCTGAAATGGTATATCCCGAATATGGCCGGACTCCGAGCCATCATACCAACCGGGCGCGGTAAATCCTCCGTCTTGAATAAAAATCACCGCGCGCGGGGGTCGCACACGTATCCCGGAGGCGAGGTCTCCCGGCGTAATTCGCTCCGCGGATTGAATGGTTAACATCCAGAATACTTGCTTTGCATCCGGCGAAAATTGGAGGTTATCTATTTGAGAAAATTCTTTGAATGGATACGCCGCAACGTAAATTTTACCATCAACTGCGACCAGCATTTCCTCGAAACCGATTAACGGACGAAAAATAGCTGCGCCTTGCAAATTTCCTTTCGGAAGCAAGGCAACACACCTGTGGCCGGGCCGACAACTCGGCACGCCGGCAATCGTGATTATGTTAATGCCGGACCAGAGATACCCAACGGGAAGTTGGGTCGGTTCCATTGAACTGTTGGTCCCTTTGATCCAAGACGAATCCCAGTCTAGTAAACGTTCGGCCATAAGTTAAACTATGTCGGAGCACTCGTTCAAACGTTGACTGCCTGAAATAACCTGGATCGGCGCGTAAACCGGCGGCTCGGAAGAATTTTGCGCTTCAATTTCCAACCGGGCGGCGTCCGCCTCGTAGGCATGCGCTTCGGCGATTTGCAAATCAGAATAATGCTTCCGGGCTTGCATACCAATTAAAAACGCTAACCTGGATTTCAGAGGAACATGATCGTATCGGGAAGTAAAAATTGGGTTAGTTCTGCGGTATGCAATACGATACCATGACGATGCCCTATTAACTTTGATTCGCCGAAAACTTGGAATTGTTTCATCCGGCTCATATACGCCCAATGTTACCCCCGAAGTGCCGGACGAATCAATTGTTCCAAGCCGAATTGTGCCCGCTGTCCGTTCTTTAAACAACCCAGTAATGCGCGCAATCTCTGGCTGTTCGTTATCCGGCAGTGCATATCCGTATTGGGTCATCAACAGTATACCATTGAGCCAAGTTCCATTTTCGTTTCTCCTCAATACATTCCCGGATTTATCGTATCCATACACGATAAATTTCTTCCCGTTGTCGTCCGGCGTCTGTAAGTGTACGACAATTTTTGCAGGGGTTATCAAATCGCGATATACCGGATGCCCGCCGCCTCCGTCCATCCAAGAAAACCCACACGGAGTGCAGCAACTTCCGAGTCCGTTTAAGTGAAATTCAAACGTCCGATCAAATCCGAGACTCGGCTGCCCGCCGATATTAACGCTTAACACAACCTCGCACTCGCGCGGAAGTGTTATACATTGCCGCCCGCAACACTTCGACTGACAGTTACCGGAGTCCTGACAAGAACAACCACATGAACAAATATCCAGGTATGCTTTGAAAGCATCAAAGTCACCTTTATTTGCGACCATCGTTACAACATCGCCACACCACGCTAGGAACTTGGGCTCACTACAAACTCCTATAATTTTCTTAGCCTCATCAGCGATTGAATCAATAGTGAACATGACTCAATATCCTTCGTCGGAATTCTTTTTCTTCAACTTGGATTTTTCAGCCGCTAACTTGTCGAGTGCGTCGCCGGCTTCATCGTGACTTTTCGTCGGAGATTCGTCTTCCGACTCCGATTCCTCGGCAGAAATAATTTTCTGAATCTCAAGCGTGCACTCATAAACTTTTTTGCTATCCGTTTCGCGCGTCGTGCTGGACACTTTTTTATATTTAACCGTCATTTCTCCCTCCGACGGGAATTCAGGTGGTTCGTCCTCGGTAAAATGGATCGTCGGGTAATACTTGCGCTTCTCCATCTCTTTGACAGAGATTGATCCCGGCATTCCTTTTTCTTCGAGGTCGATATTTAATTTCATAGTCTATTAATAGTGTTGATTTTACGACGCTACGTCAACTTATCTTAGCGTATCCGACCGCGAAAATATTTGCCAGAAAACTGGATTTATCCCATGCAAAATGCACCGCGTCGGGTGCCGGGGCCTCAGTAAACGCTACCGCGGTCAGAGTTGAGGTCAAATAACTTGATCCAAGCACAGTTACCGCGCCGGCCATCGTAGCAGCTTCAAGTGCTTGTTTCAGCAGTATCAGAGTTTTATCCGCCTGTGCCGTCGTCGCAGAGTTCCCGTATACAATCGCAGAAGCCCAATTCGGGGACCCCTTCGTTATTTCCAGCAATAACACATTTCGCGTTGCTACAGCAGCGGAAACGTTCCAGTTGTTCGGACCGGCGGCCTCAGTTAACGTCGCCCCGACTTTTTTGCAACTCGTAATTGAACTGGATTGCGAATAGTAAACCGGCGGTCCGGCGTTTCGCGTCCAGGTAGTCGCTTTGCTCAGGCAACCGAAAAAATTAGTTGTCGTGGATTTGAGGACGTGGTTTGCAGCAGCAGTCCCATTCAACACACCGAGATAAAATTTCGGAGTTCCTGCTGGTCCACTTCCGAGATCAGTAAAGTTAAACAGAATACCAAGCCGGATTACGTTCCAGGTCGATCCAATGGTGAATGTTCGCGCGCCACCGGAGTTGCTAAATTGCGGCCCGCGATCACCGGCAATCAATTCTACAATAGCTGTGCTCATAAATTTTTATGCGTCTGCGAAAACCCAATCACCAGTAAATCCGAGCCCGGTATTGAGTCCGGTGCCGTCAGTTGCGCCGAGTGCGTAACCGTCGAAATCTTCGAATCCTTGTAATCCGAATTCCGAAGTAGCAAACACCCAGCTCCCCGTTAGTCCGGTATTAACAGTGTCGTTCAGGCCGGAGCCATCTGTTTCGCCGAGTGCGTAGCCATCGAAAGTTTCTGCACCTTGCGGGCCGAACTCAGAGTCGCCCCATACCCACGCGCCGGACCAAGCAGTGCCGCCATTCAAAGTTTGGGTAATCGGATTCTGGACAAGGTAACCGTCGAAGGTATCACCACCGCCGCCAGCAATTCCGAACGCCGAAGGATCAGAGATTACGCCGATCAATGCTAAGTCAGTAAGAGTGAACGCTGGCATAAATTTATGGTTGCACCGCGTAAGCGGCTACAACGTTAGCATCAGCAGCGCCAAAGGCGGTAAGTGTAAGAATAGCCGTTTTGTTCGCCGCGATACTTGCCGGTGCTGCTGCCCCGACGAAAATCCATGCCGGGAACGTAAAGTTTCGAATCGAGCCGTCGGCAAGAATTTTCAATGATACGGATTTCCCGGCGGCTAGATTGCTGGTAGTGAATGTAATGTCACCAGTAAGCGCAATCGTTCGGAAACTGTTCAGATCAAAATTGATTGCCGTAGAGGCAGCGTAAGTAAGAACTGTCTGAGTAATAATTGCCCGGCTAACAGTAAGCTGGGTTGCGGATAAAGTCGTGGCAGATAAACTTGTCGTAGATACGTCCACAAACAAAGCGTTACCATTTGCATCAATTGAAGCATTTATCAAGCTGCTTGCAATCCAATTTACTCCGCCTTGAATCTCCAAAATTTTGGTAGTTCCATTCCATTTTAAAAATGCGTCAAATCCGATAGCCGCAGTCCCGGTAGCGAATGGAATAAGGCCGGTTGTATAAGAAGCAGAAGTTGCAAACTTTATTACCCCCGCGGTATTAATCAGCCCCGGCCCAATTGGAATATCGTTGCCGACTAAGCTACGAAATGCGGGCAACCCGGCAGATGAATCAGGAGCAGCTAGAACAGTATTTTGCGATTGAGAACCATAAGCTCCCGCCGGACCTACTGGACCAGTTGCACCAGGCGCGCCTGTTTCCCCAGTTGCACCGGTTGCGCCGGCTGCACCATCTGCACCTGCGGGACCAGTCGCGCCTACGTCTTCTTTTTTGACCCGGTGCACCCGGAATTCGCCACCGCCGATTGGAAGCGAGGTAAGTATCCAACCGGAATCTTCAACGGTATCTGAAATGGGTGTTTCGCTGACTTTCATATTAATCTACTGTGAAAAATTGCCCGTCATCGTCCCGTATTAAATCCCCGTTATCTTCTTGCAACAACAAATTATCCGGGTTGCTGACGATAAGCACGTAGTCCGGCGCGCCGATTGTCTTCGTTCCGCACTCAATTGCCTCGCATTGCCGCACGATTGCATCGTTCAAATTTTTCAGAACGGGAGTGCATCCACCGCGAGAATCGATGAATTTTTCGCAACTCATAAATGTTAATATGCAGTCACTTCCGCCCAGCCAACTTCAACCTGTAAAATACCAGTTCCCGCGGCAGCCCAAGCTGCACGATTACGAATCACAAAACCTTCGTTTTGCGTAAGTGTAAGCGGGTATCCGTCGGATACGTTCGGATTGTAAATCAACATTGCAGGCGGACCTTGGTTAGCGTATTCCGTCCCCCCCGCTGCATTAACAATGTTCGGGTCGCCGATACACATGTTCGTCGCGTTGGCGTCTTGAGTAGCTGTCTGCCCTGTCATGCCGACTGTGGTTGCAATAACGAGATCGGCAGCGCCGAGAACGCTGGAAGCGAACGAAGACCGCAGCTTACTTGGCGTTAAGTTCGTTTTGTTCGTGGTATATTGCACTGTATGCCCGGTGTTTCTGAACAAATCAAATCCGAAGTCTGTAACTGTCGGTGTCGTGAATGCCGCAAGAGTTTGAAACTGCGCCCGAATGTAATGAATTACAATCAGAGTAGTCGCGTGCGGGTTACGCAACGAGAATAAATGCCCGACAGTCGCGCTGCCTGCGCCGAGTGCGGCAGCAAGAGTTCCTGTAACCGCAGCTACACGAAAATAGCCACCGCCGGTTACGTCGATTGGCTTCGTGATTACGTGAACGCCTTTTTGTGCTACCGCGCCGACTCCGGCGATATTTGCTGCTACGTTGGGGTCATTGATTGTGGCCACAGTTTTCCTTTATTGACTTCGTTTGGCATACGATCTTTGTTTTATTGCGCGAATCTTTTCACGATTAGCTGCGTTGTAAGTCCTCTGATATGCAGCTAATTTTGCCAATGTTTCTTTTGTCTTCATATTTCAACCAGAGACTAAATATCCGAAAGCATAGGTTCCAACTACTACCCCCGGAGAATTCCAATACACCCGGATTGTAGTCGCGTCGAATACATAACCCGTTAGCTGGATATTATCCATCTCAAATTCATCGCGCGCGTTGCCTTTCGATGCAATCTGAGCCGCGGTTTGAATAACTTCCACAACTTTACCCGATGTTAACCCGGATAGCCCCGTAATGTCGAAAGTCCCGGACCTGCACGATACGCCGAGGTCGCGGGTAAAATTTGTGTATACAACTCCACCGCCTGGACCGCCGGAGCCCGGCGCAATCGTCGCGGAAATTGTATCGCCGGAAGCAAATTGCTTGATCCGACCGCCTTCTAACTTCAGTGGAAGTTTGTCTGCCATTACGCAATCTCAGTGTATAACTGCTCGTTGGTGAACACCATGCTGGTGGTCAGAGTCGCCCGTCCCAACGGCTGGACAATATTTCCGGTAGCCGACGGCGCAGTCGTAGTTACCCCGCCAGGAGTTGTTGAGAGAAAATAATCAGAGCCGATGGTTAGCCCTGTCAGCGCGGTATTCGTGGTTGAGATACGATAAACCGTCGCGTTTGCCGGCGCTGTTACGTTGGCCAGCACGAATCCGTGCGCGGTTTTCGCGTTAGTTGTTGCATCTGCCTTGCGCGCCTTTGCCACCGCGGAATCCAGAAAAATATTCACGAATTCCCCGGCGGTTAAATTTTCAAACGACGCGACGACTGTTACTTCGGCTGCGACACCTGCGGGCAGAATCGACACGTCCAGTTTCCCGGCGGCATCGAGTGCCACGATTTTATTTGCATCACCTGCCCCCGCGGAGGTTACTGTTGCGATTACTTCCTTGATTTTTCCCGCGGTTAAACTGAGATATTTATTTGCGGCCATCTGATTTTCCTTTTGTTATACTTGCATTACTGATTCTGAAAATTCAACTACCAAAATATCTGCTGTCCGCGCCGTTCCGACCCGTAAAAAAATCCCTGTTGCCGGAGGCGTAGTGACCAGACTCCCGCTCGCAGTCCCAGCGTAATAAATTTGGCCGGTGGTAAACGATCCCGCAGATTGTAGCTCACCGGAAATCACCGCTGATACCTGTTCCCCGGCAAGAACACTTGTCTTGGAAACCGCTATTGCGTTGCCAATGATCCCTTCAACGCTTTGCGTGAATAATTTTGCAGACCCGGCGTCCATCATAATTAGCCGCGGGCTGCCAATTATTTCTCCTGCCGTCCATGATACGTCGCCACCGGGGCCGGCAGCTCCCGCGGGTCCGGCAGCGCCTGCGGGTCCACCTGGCCCCGCTGATCCAGTAGCTCCCGGCGGGCCGGCGGCACCACCGCTGTCGTCTACCCACTTCGCATCGAAGTCTATTTTTGAGGCTTTAATCAGCTTTTGAGCTACTTCCCCGCCAAGCGGCAGCCCGCCTTCGATTGGTTCCGGCGGTGGCATCACCCCGAAAAACAATTGCCGGGAAATTCTGGATTTGGAAAGTATAACGGCCATAGTTATGCTAGTTTCGTAAACGAAATCGTAGTGTGAGCTGCGACGACTGCAATTACCCCCGGACTAGTCGCGCGACCGAGCACGATCACAGGTGTCGAATTGCTGGCCGTGGTAAAAATCACGTTGATAAAAATCTGTCGGCGTTCTGTATTGATGAAATTCGACGTAGAATGCTCCGAGCCGGATATATCGGCGATAAGCAAATTATCCCGGAGTTTGCAGTCCGCTATATCCGACGTTGCTACACCAGCAAGCCCGACTAGGTCGATGACTGCTGTGATAAGATATGTTCCAGCGGTCGGAAGAAGCACCTCCGGGTCGGAAGTTATAAACCCTACCTGGGCGTACGCCCCAGTCAAATTGTAGTTTGTTCCAGCATTTGTGAAGTAAAACCCATTTGAGATCAACGGCGTAGTGCCTGCGGGACCGGTTGCTCCTGCGGGACCTTGCGGGCCCGCGGGACCGGCAACACCAGGATTAGAGATGCCAGAAGGAACCACCAATTTACCCGCAGAAACTATTGACCCCTCCGGGACATTCGGAAGCCCGCGGTTAAGAGTAAGAAATAGCACGCCGTTACCGTCGGTTCCAGTAACCGAATACCAGCCGGAGCCTGCGATAAAAACATCAAGCCCCGGTATAATTCCGGGATTGAACTGAGTTAACAGTTGGCCGTTCGGATTTGAGATACCCGGCTGTTCGAAACTCTGCAAAGTTACCGTGTAAGCGTTGCGCCCGTCTTCTCCGGCTTCGCCAGTTGCGCCCGCAGGACCAGTCAGTCCGATAATACCTTCTTCGAAAAGCCTGAGAAAATAACAAGCGAGTCCTTCATCAGACGCGCGGGGGTTATTCGTCAGCCCGGTATCGAGATTGCACGGCAACGACCAGCTAACGACGCCGTCAACTTCAGTCTTGATTACAGCACCGAAAAATTGGTCGGAGAAATTCTGAATCTGCGACGGCAATGATTCGCACGCCGCGGTATTCGACTGAGTTACTGCACAAGGATTCTCTGCGCAATGATTAACATTCGAATGGTTTTTTGTATTACAGCAACCCATAAAATTATGCCGGTGCAATCGTCGTTATAGTGCCGGAAGAACCACGCCATTTCAGCGCGCCGCCCTCTGCATAAAGCACGCCACCGCCTGTCGGATTTGTGCTTGGCACCGTTGCCGCGTTAACCAAACCAACTACCTTCGCTCCTGAACCAAATTCAGCCGCGGTTCCGATGCCAATATTTCCATTAGCGGCTATACGCAATCGCTCAACAAAAACAGTGGTGAATGTAACGACAGACCCGGAAGTATTGGCATTAAAATCCAACTGGGTCGCATCGCATCCGAAAGAAACCAAACTTGTATCCCAATTGAACAAAGCCCGGCGAACGCCGAGCCGGTGAAATTCAATGCGCGCATCAGAGGCCGCTGTGGTATTGAAAATCCCCATCCCCCCAGCCGGGCCATTATGTGTAAATTTCCCGACCTTGTCGATATTAAATTTGGTCACACCACTGATTTGAAAATCGGCGATCAAGCCCGCTCCGCTACCGGCAGTGGACAATATAGGATTGACCCTAAACCAAGTAAACGCAGCAGTTCCTGATTGATCTATCTGCCCCGCCAAGTCAACCCCAATTTGAGTTCCAGAACTACCATTAAGAGAATTTGCACCTATAGAAATTGTCCGGGCAACTCCAGTCCCGCCGCGGGTTGTATTCAACCGCAATGCATTACCGTTCCATTCAAGAATGCCGCGTTCGAAGTTAACCGTTTCATCGGCGGTATTGTAAATAGCGATTCCGGGCGGAACTCCCGCAGACCCAATAGAGAGCGCATGACTCGGCGTGTCAGTTCCGAGACCGAGTCTGTTGTTTATGTTGTCGTAGAAAAAATGCTCTGAATCGAATCCCATCGTTGTCGGACTCGTAGCAAATGGCACCGCTCCGGTAGTATACGGTCCGGTCTGCGCAAAACTTACGACATCGCCAAAAACGACAACGCCTTGTCCGCCTGTAACTGAAACGTCGATCCCGGCGGTAACGATCTGTTGGAGAATTTTTCGCAACAGGTTGTTATCTGTGTCGCCGGGCCGTGGAGTTGTGTCGTCGATTGCCATAAAATTAAGGATTAAGAACTGCTTCTGCCAAGTTAATGTTGATGCCGAGATCGATTATTGATTGTTCCGGGCTCGGAATATACACATTATTGCGTGTAGATGATTCGAAGTAAAATCCACCGGCACCATTGCTATCCGGGTAAGCATTCAGCAAAACATGCCGGGACGCATACGACCCAAAATAAAATCCAAGTCCGGTATTATTTTCAGACAGCGCATTCAAGAAAGTGTTCGACAATGCCCTTTCCAAATGAAATCCATTTACTTGATTAAGAATGGCGGCAGAATGGACTGCCGTGCCTGCGTTTGCATTGTAACTGCCAGAATGAAAATGAAATCCATTACGCACGTTAGCAATTGAATTTACCCGTTCGATATACCAAAGATTGGAATTTTCCGATCCATCTGTTCCGACCCGGATGCCGTCGCGGCCTTGGCGTATGACCATTAACCCGCAAAGCAAACAAAAACCAGCTTCAATAGAAATACCGTCGCCACCGTTGCCCGGTTGACCATCCAAACTCAAATCCTCGATTATCGCCCCCTTGTATGTAAGACGAACACCCGGCCCATTCAAACTGGCCGATTTTAACAACTTCGATGCGCCCGGCGCGGTATCATACCAAAGTTCCGCGGCCCCGGTGCCTTTCAGTTTAATTGTTTTGCCGACCACAATTGTGCTGCTGAATAAATAAGTTCCTCCAGGAAACAAAACTGTGCCGCCGACGGCGCAAGCCGCAATCGCAGCCAATATTGCACTTGTATCATCTTTGATTCCGTTGCCGGCGGCCCCGAAATCTTTTACGTTAACTGAACCCAAGTCTTTCAAAATTACCGGTATCTCTGCGGCCTTTTTCTTGAAATTGCGCCAGCCGACTCCAACATGTCTGTCAGAAAAATTCATACCCCCAAAAGAGTGCGCAACCACTTTTGCAAAAGTTTGTTATCAGAATCACCGGGCCGAGGAAAATTTGCGCCTGCACCACCGAGTCGGATAATAATCTTTCGAATCAGATTATTGTTGTTATCGCCGGGTTTCGGCTCGGTATCGTTAATCATGGTGCTATCTTTTATTAATCAGGCCGGTAGAGGATCACCCTACCGGCCCGATGTTCACCCACCCCTATTATCAAGCGCGTGCGCTTGATAAAGTGTTATTCGATGATACCGTCGCCGTCAAGGTCTTCGCAGACACCAATAGTCGTGAAACTATCAGCACCAGTGAAGCTGGACGAGGCCGCATCAGAGCAACTCACCAATCCGAGATCGGCTTGGCAACGCTGATACAGAATCGGGATAATCCACTGAGGACGCAGCGGCTTATACGCACGAGTAATCTGATACTTGTGCCAACCGAAGTCTCCCCACATATTACACCCGCTGTCGATGACGTAGTGCCATTCGAGTTCGCCCATGTGCAACTGCGGTGCGAATCGGAAACTGCCTTCGCCAACATACTTCTCAGGAACCTGACGTTCAAACGAGCCGTCAGCAATAAGAATCCCGACTTCGTAAGGAGCCGCGAGCCATGCCGGATTAGCCACCGCATACGCGGTATTCTTGGCCGGATTGCTGATAATCGTTACAGGGTCAACCAGCGCGAGCGTGCCGTCGGCGTTGAAGCCGGTTGCACGAAGCGGACGTTGATCCACACCGAATGCGATACCACGATACGCCGGAGACTGCTCGAAGCTGTAAGCCGTGAGGCTCACTTCGCCGAGTTTGTAGCCACCGGTCGTCAACGCGATCATTACATTCTGGACGCCGACTTCAGAGCGAAAATATTCGATCTGGTCCGAACCGCCGATGAATCGGAAGTGCGGCATGCCTTTATCCTGCGAATACCACTCACCAAGCAGAACTTCCTTCAAATAACGCGCAATGTAATGCAACGCCTTGAAGGTCATCGGGCCGGTAGGCAGCAACGGAGCGAATTGGACGCCCAGGTCTGTTTCCGAACCACCGGTAAACAAACTGTTGAAGTCGAAATTCGCATTCGCCGTGAACTTCGACGCGGAGCGCAGATAAAGCTGCGCGCGAATGTCCGCATTGATATACTGAGTAACAAGCTTCTTCAGCGAGTCCTCAGCCATTGTATAACTGCCCTTGAAGGCCGAATAGCCCTTTTTGACGCAGATATTCGGACCGCGCTCGCGTTTTGATTCGAGACGGACCGTGAAATCCACGGTGTCAGTTAACGACTGCGGGCCGAGGTGTCCGCAGAGTTCAGTATCGCAGAAAAACGTCGGAATGGCGAGACTGTCGCCGGGAGCCGCCTGCATTTGCACAATCGAGCGCTGAACGTCACTAGTTCCAGAAGGGAATACCCCGCCAGAAATCACGTTCATATAGACTGAATTAGCCGCAAGTGCTTTTGCGATTTGACCAACAATTCTGTTGGTATCTTTTGAAGCTAGATCGGAAATATCTCCCGGATCATCACATACATTAAGGGCCATAGAAAATTTTCTCCATCAGAGACTTACATAAACCGGCTCTCAATTACCGGACCTAGAAAAATTAATCCTCTAGGCAAGATTATGTTTTAGTCACTGTAGGCCAGCAGCGAATTAGGCCGTTTCCCCGGCGGGCAAGGGGAGCATTAGCCCGTCAATGAGAAAGTGCTGAGAAGAAAAAAACCGTCAAGTAGAAAATTTTCGAATATAAGAAGCCGCTTTCAAATCTGTTTCATCCCGCACTCTCCCCCCGTTTTCTGGCATCCCTACTCACTTGTTCTATCCGGTCGTCCTGATCGAAAATTTCCCCTACAAAATCACCATCCCCCGTAACATCACCGTCTGGAAATGGGACACTTCCGGGGTATTTGTCGCGTGAAAACGTGTCGTGCTGTAATACGTGGTCTGACACCTTCGGCCACACAATTTCTTCCAAAAATCGCTGGTCGTCCATCTTGTTATAAGTGGTTATCCGGCGGTCCCGGAACCAATTCACGGCCCATTGGTATAATTTTAGTTCCAGCGGACGACGCCATCCCCACAATCCCCCTGGAAAAAGAACGTGCGCCGGATAATCACGCATTATGTGAAATAACTTGCCTGAGTTAATCCACGCCTGAACCGCGTTAACTTCCCTGTTAGAAAATCGAGAATCAACGTCGCGGCAAAGCACGATATTAGCGTTGGGCCGGCTAACTGCGGCTAGTCTGCAAAACATTGGATTCGGAAACTGGCCTGCGGTTTGAATTACCTTTGCGCCGAGTTTTCTGAGTTCCGAAACGCAAGGATAAGGAACATCGTGGTTAACATAAAAAATTGCTTTGAACCCAGGATAGAATTGCTCGATTTGCTCCGCGTTCTTTATCGCGCCAACAAGATATTTCGGGTGCTTGCCGTAAAGCGAGAACGTGACGTAATTCATTCCGACAAAAAGTATTTATACGTTTCTTGCAAGGCGCACTTCAAATTGGTTTGGGGAAACCATCCAAGTTTGAAAATCTTAGAGTTGTCCAATATTTTTCTCGGAGTGCCGGCAGGTTTACTTGTATCAAATTTGATACGTCCGCTAAACTTGACCAACTCCTTGATAATGTAAGCTATCTCAGACACAGTTAACTCTAACCCACTACCGGTATTGATTGGCTCAGCGTCATTATACTCCCGCATGATTAACAAAAGCGCGCTAGCTAAATCGCGAGAATAAAGAAATTCCCGGCGCGCGGTTCCGTCGCCCCACACTTCGAATTCCGGCTCGTTATTAATCTTAGCTGCGTGCATCCGGGAAATCAGACCGGGGATAATATGGGCAGTCTGCCCATTAAAACTGTCAAAAGGGCCAAAGAGATTGCACGGCATCGCGCTCACAAAATTGCAACCACGTTCCGCGCGAAACCACTCGCACAACTTCACACCGGAAATCTTCGCAAGCGCGTATGCTTCGTTGGTTTTCTCCAATGACCCCGTAAGAAGATATTCTTCCTTTATCGGCTGCGGGCAGTCGCGGGGATAAATACAGTTCGATCCGAGAAACAACAATTTCTTCACCCCGTAATCCGCGGCGTTGGTGATTACGTTGGTTGTTATCGCCATATTTTCCAGGAAAAACTGCAACAGATTTTTGCTATTGTCGATAATCCCGCCTACACGCGCGGCTGCGAGAAAAACATACTCCGGCTCGTATACAGAAAAAAACCACTTAACCGCGACGGGATCGAGCAAATTTAGTTCGGAACGTGGTGGGCATAAAAGATTTGTGTATCCGTTGAGTTTGAGTTCACGGACAATGGCGCTACCAACCAGTCCGCGGCTGCCAGCGACGGAGATTTTTGAGTCCTTGTTCATAGCGGTCTTAATCTTTCAATCCACTCGTGTTTAGGCCAATGTCCTGCCGCGCGCATCGCGTAGCCGTAATGCACAAGCCGGGCAGTTTTCCATGATTCGTAATCGAACAGTGCACACCCGTTTTCTTTCACCAACCAATCCGGCTTCGGATACGTCTTCGTTTCGAACATGCGGACAAGCATACTCAAATCGTCGCAGTGCATCATATTCGCGGTATGATTAAAATCATGCTGATCCGGCCCCCAGTCTGCGAAAAGTTGTGCCATTTGGGCGAAGTGGTATTGCGTTCCGAGAACTGCGCCCATAAAAATTGTAGGCGGCGGATCGTCGCAAAAAATAATCATGCGGTCTGGTGCAGGATTGCGCGGCTCGAATCCATAATTTATTACGTCGTAATCCGTAAGCATACCGCCGCCCATTTGCGCAACGCCGAGCCACCTAAAGAAGCAAGCGCCGCAGTAATCGTTGCCATATTCCGCCGGAAGCGACCAGTATCTGTCTTTAAAAAATTGATACCTAGGATGTTGCCGGGCGACGGATTCGTCCAAAACAATCGGACTCCATCCGGCTTTCAACCAACTCCTGCGCCAAATATCTATCAAAGCCCGCTGGGAACGCTCGTCATAGAGCCCTGGAATATGAGAGTAGTATGTGAATACCGGCGGCTTCACAGACCCATTCTCCACTCGTCAGGATTGTTTTCGACAGACTCAAACAACGCTGCGCGCAATTTGTGTGGGTCTTCCAGCGAAGAACGAAATCGGACAAGAAATCTTTCAATCTCGTCTGAATTAACGTATTCATTGGTAAGTTTAAACAGTCGTTTCCCAGGGATTTCCTGAACGGGCCGGTCGAATAGTTCTTCCGTTATCTTCTCCCCCGGACCTGGTTGATCGATAACAATGCTACTGTCGGAAGAATAAAAATCTTTGATAAATTCTGCCAACTTGAGGATGTTGATAGCCGGCCCCATTTTCAATACGTAAGCCGCATTTGCTTGAAAAGCGCCGGCCTGAATTATCAACGCCGCGGCATTCGCGGGCGTGATGAAAAATCTCTCCATACCCGCATGCGTGACGCAAAGCGGCTTATTTTTCTTGGCACAATCTTCAAAAATTTGTGCTACGCTGCCGGACGAGCCAATGACGTTGCCAAGTCGGACAATATCGACACTAGAAAGCATATTTCTATACGCCGCGATATACTTTTCGCAAAATCGCTTTGTTGCCCCCATGACTGAACTGGGATTGACGGCTTTGTCTGTCGATACGAAGACAAAATCAGTCCGAACCGGGAGATTATCGAAAAGATTAATTGTCCCGAAAATATTATTCTTCACTGCCTCTGCTTCGAATTTCTCCATAAGCCCAACGTGCTTGTATGCGGCAGCATGAAATAGAATATCCGGCTTGTTGTCTTCCAGCACTTCTTTAACCCGTTCAGCATCGCGTATGTCGGCAATTTTAATTTCCAGCCGTGGGTGCCTCAACTTATTCCGAAGATTGAATAGCGGTTCTTCTGATCTGCCGACTGCTACAATTTGCCGCACCGGGTATTGAAGCAGACGGGCACAAATCTCGCTACCTATTGAGCCTCCTGCGCCGGTAACCACGACATATTTATCCGCCAACCAAGCAGCAACTTCAATTTTAACCGGGGGGTCGGAGATAAATACGGAGTAGTCTATCATAACAATTTCTTTCTGCTTAGTTCTAGCAACGAATCGTCTTTGCAGCCGTGGACCCACACAATGCCCTGTCGGATATATTCGTTCCAATCTGACTCTTTGCAATTGCCGGGATGCCGCCAATCGGAACGCACAAATGGAAAATTAACCCAACCTCTGGCCTTGAAGTCGTTGGCAAGCGCCCAATCCCAACCTACCGAATTACGAATATCTTGCACGTCGCGCGCGAGCCATCGAAGGAAACTTTCTTCGGCGGAAAAAAGAAAACAATCCCCATTAATATGTTCACGTTCGCCGGGCATCAACGCGCCCGCCGATGTTATCGGTTTGACTTTTCTGGCTTTGTCCCAGGCATTGTGGAAAATCGAGAGCCAATCGCGACAAAACGGCGCGCCGTCGGAGCCAAGCGTAAGAATGGCTTTATATCTCGGAATTTGGCCGGCGGAGATTTTGTTGTAAACAAAATCGAGCATCCCGAAAAAAACTCCGTTGCAACCGATTGGCCAACCAGTTCCCCGGCGTTTTGAAGTCCAAACGTGCGTATTAAACTTTCTAGCCACATTTTTAATTGTCTCTCTACTGTGGGAACAGTCAAACCGGGCTACGAAAAGAAAATCCGCTAGAGTAGAGTGCGTTGGCTCCAAGTCTGCTAATAACCGAGCAAGTTTCATGGCCTGCTTTTTATCGCCCTCCCAAAAGAGCAACGCAATCAAAATTTTATTACTGGGCTCTTTAATTTTTACCTCGCTCTTTTTTAAATTTCTCCAGCCTGAGCCGATTTGTCTGTCGGAGAAATTCATTTTTGGCTAGTGTTCAAAGGTCCCCACACGCACGCCCCAAGGTGCCCCGCTATAACCCCAAGGTCAACATGTGGCTGGTGTCCTGCTGCTGTCGCCCGGAGACATACCTGAACATCCTCGCCTATGCCGAGGCACGAGGTAGCTTTCGCGTTCACTTCAGCCGCCGTAAGCATTTCGTAAGCTTTAAAAGCCTTCTGCCCGTCCATTGGCCCAACAGAGAGCATGTCCTTCGTTTTTTTAATCCAATCCATCGCGGAATGCTCGCTCGAAGTGAACCATTGTCCTTTACCGCCATTTTTGGCGCGCGAAAGATTCGGAAAGGTCTTTTCAATGTCCTCAAAAACAGACCTGTGAAACAAGGCTGCTCCTGTGCCGACCCATTTTGTGGGTTTACAAATATCATGCGGTCCGCGGCGCACGAAGTCCGCTTCCTGTTTATTTGCCCCCTCACAAAATACAGGCATCCCGAATTTATGTTTTCCGAAGTAGGACACGCCGACTAATGTTTTGTTGTGAGACAACAACCTATCAATTACATTGAACGACGCAAATGGTTCCGGGTAATCTGGCCAACCGGTATACATTCTCCACCACTCTGCGTTGCCGAATGGTAAGATCATGTCGTCGTCCACCATAAAAACCCATTCTAAATTGGACGCCAGAAAATGATCTACAATTGCGTTTCTGGCGTGGCCGCAAAACGCATCCCCGTAGTTCAAGCTCAATGACACGCGGCGTTTATCGGCCAACTGAGCCACGACGAATGCCGTGATCGGGTGCGCCATCTTTTGCCAAGGCATCGCCAAAAGAATCTTTGTGTTATACGTCCGCAAATCCGCTGGCGGGTTAACAACTAAAGGCTCAAACGGAGACGTTCTGTCGGGCGTCAATGTTATCATGCGGCGGTCCCGGCTGCCCTAGCTCTTTCCTCAACCACCTGCTTGGCCAAGGCGTCGAGCGCATCGCCAGCCGGCGTAAGATCAATATCCTTTTTCTGCCGGGGCAGATTTCCAGAAGTCGGTGCGGCACTCTCGCGCATACGAGAAGTTCCCGCCGATTTAAGTCGGTCGAGTTTTTCCGTTAACTCCTTGATAGTCGCGTCTCGCTCTTTTAGGGTATCGTCCTTCTTTTTACCTGCGGTAAGTTCCGCTTCGTGGATACGTTGTAAATTGAAAAGTTGCGCCATGCCGGCGAGCATGAGAGCACGCATTTCCGGGCTATCATCTTTCAATGCAGCGTCAATTTGCTGTTTTGTTTGCGTCACAAATTCGTTGTGCGCTTTTACCGTGTTTTTCGCGGTTTCGTCGGCGTTATCGGCGGCTTTCTGAGGCTTGAACCAATCCAGTTTTCCTGTTAATTCGCCGAGATACTTCTCAGTTGCAGAATTGTGCCCGGAGGAAGCCTGCTCGAATGCCTTCTGGCGCTCCGTCATGTATTGACCAAGGTTTTCTTTGACGGACTTGATTGCGTTTTCTTTATTGAACTTCGACATTTCGATATCAGCGAGTTTCGATTCGATAAGCCGCTGTGTCGTCGGGTCTTTGATCGCATCGAAAATCTTCGTCATGTTTATGTGCTCTGGTCCGCCGTATTTCTTGATCTCTGCGATAACTTCGTCAGTGACTACTGAAGATTTCTTGAGTTGTGCGTAAATAAACTCTTGTGCGTTCAAAACTTCCTTGTCGAAAGTCTTAAATTTCGGGTCTGCGTCAACATCCAACTTCGCGCGCCATGCGCGCAGCTCGGAAACCTCTTTGTCCAACTCTGGCGGGATCGGATTCTTGAGTTTCTCATTGAGTTCAGCGATTGTCTTTTCAAACTCAGTGATTTTTTGATCGCGGGCGCTGATTTCTTGTGCGGCCTTGATTTTTACGGTCGAAAAGGCTTCCGATGACTTCGGAGAAGCATTCGCGGGCAGGCCGGGAGAATCTTTGAAGAATTCGTCGGCCTTTTTGCGATAAACTTCCGTTTGTTCCGCCTTTTTCTTGGTTTCTTCGGCTTCTTTTGCCGCTTTCTCCGCGGCTGCTTTGTTCTCAGGGGTCTCCGCGGCATCCTTTTCAGCTTTTTCCTTAGCGGCGGCCTCTGCGGCGGCAGTTTCGTCAGTTTTCTTCGACTTTTCAGCCGCAAGTTTGTCGAGTGCATCGCTAGCCCCGACCAATTCTTCCGGCTTGGTCACCTTTTCTGCGCCCTGCGCTTCAAGTGTTCGCTTGGTCTCGTCATTGTGCTTTTCCACGTCAGCGAAACCTTCGGGGGCGTCAATTTTTTTCGTTTCTTCGGGCATATTTTTAGAGGTTAGAGTTTCTTACCGTCGTTCCAGGCATTGTCATCGGCAAGGTCTGGAAAATTCGAAATAGACTTCTGCTCTGCCGGCGGATTCGCGAGTGTTAATAGTGCGCGGACAGCGGCCTGATAGCCAAGCAGCTCGCCGGACCGGATTAGAATACGATTAATTTCACCGCCGGCAATCAAAACTGGTGTTTCCTCCAATAATTTTGGAAGCAATCGTTGACCAGTTCGGGTGTTGAGAAATGCGCGCCAAGCGGCTACGTCTTCAGACGAAAATTCGGAGGGGTCGTTGGTGATTTCCATATCATAGGGGTGTTTGTTCTGGTTGGGCGGATAGTTCTTGAGATTGGGCGGCTAACTCTTGGGCTTTGGCGTCAAGTTCCTTTAATTTTGCAAGAGTCGGACCTACGTTCTTCACAAACTCTGCAATTTGCGCTAATTGTTCCTTCGGAGCGCCGGCAGCTTGCGCGCGATTGAAGTGCTCAGTTACGTGGGCAGCGATTACCTCAAACATATTTGTATCCGCTTGGCCCTGAAGAATAGCTGCTGCCGTTTGTTCAGCCACCGGAAGCAACACACTCAAATGAACTAAATGATTGTCGCGTGGACTGACCGGCACCGGTTGGGCTTGCTGCAAAAGTTGCAGTTCCATTTGCTGCAACCGAAGTTGTTCGGCCTGTTCAGTCGGATCATTTTCCGGCAGTAGCACGCGGTCTGCAAAATCCGCACCAATCTGAGCAGTGCAAGCCTCAACTTCAAGCTGTCGTTGGTTGTAAAGCGGATTTCCGCGCTTCTCTGAAGCCGCGGCGACGATAAGTTGCCGTTGAATTGGGGTTAAATCGCGAACTGTGCCGGCGACGGGCTGCTCCGCAAGTTCAGCAATTTCTTTTTTTGTCATCGTCTTGAGCAACTCTTTCTGCGCTTCCTTTGCGTCTTCATCAATTGTTTCCGGGTCACAAATCCTGCGCTGCATAGTTTGCACCATGTTCACGAACTGCTCAATAAACCGGGTAATCCGAACGTCTTTGCTTTCTTCCTCGCGCGCAGCAAGTAGATTCCAAGCTGCTGGCGAGCGCATAGCTTCCCCGCCTTGTGCCGCCATTTGCGGTGGGCTCACATTTCCGATTAGTTGATCCACAAGCGTTCCGAAGTATGCGTCAAGCTTGAGAAAAGGTTCAATATTACCGTCAACCTTTTGTTCAATCGGAGTCCAGCCCATTGGAATAATCATCGCCGCACCAACAACACTAAGTTTGAACTTATGAATATTTCGAATATCCCCTTGCCAAATAGTTTTGCCGCTCAACATTGCCCGGTCAACAATTTCATTACGTGTTCGATCCAACATTCCTGCCAATTCGTAAATGTCCCGGCCAATTCCTTTACTGCCCGTCATCGTTCCATTGCCCTTCTGGTATGCGAAAAATGAAAGACACGATTCCATTGACTCGAATCGGTCGTCCTTCGAAAAAATCTCCAATAACTCCGTTCCGGCTAGCTGATAGTGAGAAACCTTCCCGGTTACCTCGCGCGCGAGTAAGTGATAAACCGTAATCACGCTCGCGCCGGCCATGTAACTAGCGCCAACCGTCAGCTCCCGATTAGCGTTCTGATACCAGATTTCAGTTGTTCCGTTGACGCCAAGGTTATCTCTGATTTGATTCGGTGAGGCGGTGTTGATTACACAGATACTATTTTTGATATTGTATCCGACAGTGTCTGCGGCTTCTCTATCCTTGATTTTCTCGAAAAGTTCATGGGGAAGCAAAACCTCCTTCAGCACCGCTACCTGACAGAATCGCGATTCCTGCTTCGTCCCATCGGCAAGGAACGCTTCGTCGAACATGAACCGCTGTGGAAACCAAGTAAATTCGTCGAGCCACGCGACGACGGAACTCCCAAAAAGCGCGTTGTTAAACGCAATGTCTTCGAGTAACGTTTTCCACCCCTTGCGCGCCCGAATCGTCTTGGTGATGGTGTATTGAAACGTCTCAGATTTTTCTGTCGAGTTCTCCCACTTATCAGAGAGCCCGGCATTAGTAAAATATTTCAACCCATCAACCGCCTGCACAAACCTCGGCGCAACCTTTTCGATCATCAACGGCAACGGCTTGGTCGTAAAGTTGTTCTTCCATCCGAGCCCTTCGGATTCCAACTGTTTGTTGTCGTATGGCCGCTCTGCGTTGACCTTCGCCAGAATCCGGGAATTAACAATCGACCGCTTGCGACCCGCTTCAATAACGGTGTTAACGACGCTGCGCGCCATACACGCATCGCGAATAGATTTTTGGGCCGGCTTGCCTTTTTCGGATACGTCCGGGGACTGTATCAAGCCGCCTTGGGATTCGCCGGAGGGCGGTTGCGGCCAATTGGGGTCAGGTTTACATGATTCTGGCATACCTATTTAATAGTGCGCTTTTTGTCCCAAATACGCAACCACAAACGCTTTGGGCATCGTTCCGTGGTTAACATAGTTTTGGCGTCCACAAAACAAGTGCAGAGTCTGCATTGCCGCTCGTCGGTTAATTCACGACACTGTTCGCATGCGTTTAAACGTGCTTCTTGTTCGCCACCGGTCGTAATAATGCGGTATCCGAGCCACCGGGCATAAACGAGCCGGATCGAAGTCGCGAACGCACGAAAAGCTGACGAAAGTTTGATTATCGTGATCGTTTCCTCCAACAATGCGCCGGCAATTCAGGATTTTCTACCGTTACCCGGTCGAGCCAAACATCAACGCTGGGATCGGAGCCGAGAACGGCGCAGCCATGAAAAGTAATCCGTTCGTCAACCGGTTTTCCATCGAGCACAATCCGTCGCAATTCCTTTACGGCCCCTTTGCACGATGCGCAGCCCTCCGGCAGACTGAGATTCTTCGGGCAGTTCGCGCACACGTTCGCGCGCTCGCGCATGACGTGTTCCGCAACGAAAGTAATACCACCGCGGCGAATATCGTTAAACCAATTCAAGACGCGACCCTTTAGGCTCACTTCTTTTCGTTTCTCACGAGTAACCGAACTATCTTCGTGGCAGAGTGAAGCGTTATTCTGGCACGCTTGCGCGTTGACCTCGACCTCTGGATTGCCGAGAGGTAAATTATTTCTCTTTCTGTAAGCGATAACTTTGACAATAACCGCCCTCCAGTTCGGGCCGATAATTAGAGTCCCGTCCGGCTCTTTGTATCGATAGCCGGACTTCGGGTAGAGGTTTACGTTTATTCGTTGGATATTTTCCTTTCCGGGCAATCAGCCGTCGAGTTGATCCAGGTTATCCGTGCGGTTGTCTACCGTCACCCGCGCGCCGCCTTTGTAACTACGGGCTGCGTCTTCCCAATCGTCGCCTGCGCCCCCAAAATCGGCGGACTCGTCGAGTTTCATGCTCAGAACTAGACCGCTACCCTTTCTGGCTGCATGAACGAGCAAAGTCAAACTGTCCGCTTCATTCGGGGATTCACCGTTTGGCGTCCGAGAAATATAATCTTCTTTATTTTCAACACGAGACTTCCCGCCAGACGAACGAAAACGCCGGTTCGTGAGTTGCGGCGTAAGCTTTACCAAATCCAACGACGGAGCAATTACAAAATATTGAAATTCCGCCCACGCGCGTAACGCAAACCAAAGTTCGGAGTTGATCCGCTCAAATTGTTCATTGCACAATTTTGTATCCTCTAGCATTAATTTGTCTTTGGATGCCGCCTCGGAATAATTCACCGCATGAATCGATTGACTCCACTCGTGTTTGATTAAATCGGCGATACCCGCGCCCACGCCGGTCCGGTCGCAGCAGAAAAATTCTCCTTTCACGCCGGACTTCCGATTTAGTTCAATCAACCTGTCCTTGACTTCGACTGTGTCACCTTTCGGCAGAGTGAATTGCTGGTCTGCTTGTAAACCCCAACGCACAATTACATTGCCGGACCGATCTTTGAACATAAGTTTGCGGCCTGTTGGATGGTCCAACGACGGAGGAAAATTTATTCCGGTAGTCTTCCCCCATTTGCCGAGAGTGTAAATGATGGCGTCTCCTTTGAGAGCCAAATCAGCAGCGGCAACTGACTGAGGGGCGTCATACCAAATAAATTCTCCGCGAAGCTTGGGCAAAAATCCCGTTGGAATAATTTGCAGCTCAATTCCTTGCGGCGCATACGCCCCGCGGCCCATGCTGTAATATCCGGGGGCCTGCTTACCGCCGGCATTTTTCGCAATTACTTCGAGTCCCGCGCGAGTTTGCAGTCCAGGATAAACTATGCGGCCCTGAACAACGTTTTCGCATTTTTCGCCGTCGAGACGCAACACTTCCCAACCACGAGTCGAAGTCCAACGAAAATGTTTTTCAATATCAAAACTTTCCCAGCCAAACGGCGGCTCCGCGCGCTCGTGCGCGGTATTCGTCGGGTCTTTCGGGTTGTATGCGGCGAAAATCTTAAAGCCGTCCGACTCGCCGGTTTCTTGAACGTTCGAAATGATATTATCTATGTCCGACCAGATTCCGCCGGGCACATTTTCAATTTCGTCGATGAAAATGAAAAGCCTCGTCAGCGCACCGAAGACAGCGTGTGGTTTACTGCGCGCCTTGCGCTTAACGCCCTGTAATCGGCCCGCCTTTTTAACCTCACCCTTCGGAATTACAATTCCTTTGATTGAGCCGAGCTGATTTCGCCGATCAAGCCCGATGAATAATTCTCCGACTTTACCCGGCATCGGCAATGATGCGCATCCGTGTAAATCAACAAGGTGAGAAAATAAATTTGCTTCAAGGTGGTCTTCGCTGGGACCGATGATTCGAATACTGGTGTTCGCCGGGTCTCGAATCCACTCCAGCATAAACCGCACGCCACCGAGTCCATATGACTTGCTGCATGACGCGCCGCCCATAATCAGGCCCATGCTAGCTTCATCGAAAAGTTTCCACAAATCTTTTGTGAACTGCGGTTCCGGCGTGAATTTATTCGGAGTCCAGAGTAACTGTGCGGCTTCCGCCATGCCGCCGTTGTTCAGAAGAAAGTGAAGCCAATGTTGCAAAACGGGTAAATATTTCTCCGGGTTATTCTCGTCAAGTTTGAGACCGAGCTGAAGAAAATCGTCAATTGCTTTGGCAGCTTCAAGAGGCTTTTCTTTGTGAACAAGCCCGGAGACTACGCCGGCAAGATATTTCTCAGTATCCCCGATCATATTTTTCGTCCACAATCCAGCGCCTGTTGCTCAGTTTCGAACACGACAAGGTCCGACGTTTCCCAGCCCGGCTTATTAAAGTAAACCGCCTGAAACTTTAATTTGCCGCGGGGTTTTAAACTAAAATTAATAACCCGAAAAGATGATACCAATTTGGATTTTATCCGATATAATCTATCTGGCGAATGTTTAACTTGCTTGCAAGCTGAGGACAACAAAATTCTCGTCTTCCACCCGCGGGCGCTCCAGGATCGATCCCAAAGTCGAAAAAGTTCAGCTTGACCGGGCTCCCAATAAGTGTAAATGATCGTCATTTCGCGCGTTTCCAATAATGATAGCATCGGATCAAATCTTCTTCGCAACGCACTTGATGTCCCTTAAGTATTGTTCCCCACGCTTCAAAATTTTCTACTTCTTGAGGTGTCCCTAAAATTTCTACATAGTCCGTGTTAAAAAATCCAACGGATAGCCCATCTTGTATCATCAGATTATACACCAAGGTTATGTAATACTCCCCACCATGATTTATTTTTTGTTTCCAGAGGGAGTCAAAATATTTTTTGACCAAGAGTCCCCTCCGAAAATAATATACCCCGGAACTTGCGAATTCTTGCATGGGATTGTTGGTATAAGACGCTTTTTCTTTAACTTCCATGACCCGCCCTTCAACCTGTTTTATGAACGCCATCTTCGTGCTACTCAGTGTATGTGGGTGAAACCCTGTATGCGTGAACAAACATCCGTCTAATTGATTAGATAAAATGTGGTGTTCAAATTTCTCCCGATCCCACGAAACTGCGCCGTCGCAGTAGGCTACAATTATTGGCTCGTCATCCTTGATAGCCCCAAAAGCTGACGACACCGTCCATACTGGCCCATTTTTATGAGCGGGCATCTCTATTATTTTTGAATTTGGGCGCATACCCGAAATTATGGATCGAATTTTATGGTCTTCGTTGCAAATGAACACAAATTCATCAGACGGCCCAAACATATCAATTACGCGCTGTAACATTAACTTTCCAGAAACAGAAATCAGGGGCTTTGGGAAAAGATACCCCGCATCAACAAATCTTTGGCCTACGCCGGCCATCGGCACAATGATTTTCATACTAGAAGCCCTGATAGTTTGATTATTTTCTCCAATGCTGCGGCTTGACGATAATAAGGCCGAACGGCATGACAATGAATATCCACAATTTTTTTATCCGACACGCGCAAGGGGTTGTAATCATAATCCATACGATCAGTATTCCATGTTGAATTTATGCGTTCGGATTGGTTACAATACCCAAAACCCTTATACTTTATTCGTCCTGACTTAATAGCGTTCCACAACAATTCCGACGTATAATTTTCTTCGGCACACCAATACCAATTATACGGATCATTTTTTCGTTTTTCTTCCGGCCAATTATAATGTATTGCCCCAAAGCCGTAGCGACGAGAGGTAACTAAATGATTTACCGTTTCATAAAATGAGCGTCCAGGAAAATATAACTGTTCGAAAAATTTTCCCTTGGCGACGTGATAATGCGCGGGCAAGTCGCAGCCTGTAAAACCCCCATCTTTACCGTGACGTTCGGAACCAATTGTTAAAAATCCGTCGGACCGCCCCGTTCGGGACAATGCTATCGCCTCAGAATTCAAATTCAAATAATAATCGTCGGGCACGCCCGAAATATTATCCACAAAATGAGACCGATTTAATGGAAGCAAATCTATATCCCCGACTATCCAAGTCGTTTCGGGTTCCGTTCTTGTAAAATCAAATTTACTCCAGGTCATTTGCACTAACCAAGGCAAATTGACAATAGTTTCCATTTCTATCACTTTGCCAAATTCTTCAGACATATCTGTATTAGCCTTTTTTCCAAACAGCAAACAGATAGGTTCTATACCGAGCCCCTCTTTATAAAGCTGGGATTGCATATTCCAATAGCTGCTATAAGCTGGTGGTTCAGAGACCGAAAAAATTGCTTTCTGGATTTTCATTGAAACTTTTTAGATGCCAGATAAGGAAAATCTGTGCAAACTCCAAAAATTTTCCTGGTCATGCTAAAGCTAGAAATAGCCCTCTTACCAATCAGGGGCACAATACAATGCTCGTTGGCTTCTATTTTTGTATCATGCAACCAAATGTATCCCCACGAGGTATTAACGAACGGGTCACAAAAATGATAAAACCAATGCAAACCCCACAAACCACTCTGGTCTATAAGTGAAACCGCATTTTTAAGATGAATCAATAATGATTTTCTCCGGTCCGACACCCAACTAACAGATACCTCGTGCTCCGGCGCATCGTGCCCTAAAAACAAGAGGTCTTTTTGAACACGCATGTCAATTTCCACTGCAAATCCGGCCTTAATCGCCATATCAATATACCCCGGAGAATTCTCATTCGATGGGCGGGGACCATTTAGATTACCCCTATGCGAAAAAATCGTCATTCGACAGTTTCCACTTTTATCCAGACAATTTCATTATTGGTCGGCGCGTATGCTTCAACAATCTTTTTCACCGCGATGTCATCGAATGTTCCGTAGATATTTGCCTTGCGGACCTTCGAACGGTCGAGGTAAACTTCCGACTTGTCGGTGAATTTAACCGTGTAACCAAAAACCACGATGGTTTTGTCGGGTCGAATCTCAGACACTGGACCGAAGACAGTTTTGCCCTCCTTCGACAGTCCCGGCGACTGACCAATGGGGATATACAACTCAGTGGATTTTTGCGCTAGCAGGCAAACTGCTATCATGCAAAATGCAATAGACAATGTCTTCTTCATAAAAAGAGAAAAGCGGGGAGATTTTAGTTTACCATCACCGCGCCGGCATCGCCGCTCCCCGCTTACAGCCCATCGGCTGCGTGTTGGCTTACCGGTCTACTTAATAGTGTGGGATTCAGACCGGAGAAGACAGACTAAAGTTAAAGGTGGACTGGGTGAGGCTTTAACTCACTCTTCCGGGGACAATGCCCGGAGTGCTCAATTACACCACCAGCCCAAAATTGGTCGGGTCCATCCCCCGATAAATTGATCGGTCTGGACAGGATTCTAACCTGCGCTTCCGAGAGCAAAGCCCGGCGTGCTGACTTATTACACCACCAGTCCGAAATTGGTTGGCGCGTATCGTGGGCCCTACGCCGGATTTTTACCGGTGCCCCGAAGGGCAAACAACCAAAATTACTTAGCGCCCTTTTTCGCGGACTTCCCGTTTTTATACTTCGGGTCTGCGCCGTTCGCAATCCGAGCCAGCCGAAGCTGGCAATCCTCGCGGTGCTTGCGGGCGAAGTTTTCCACCACGTCGGTTCCGTGACTCCGAATGAATGCTTTGAATGCCCCATCCATATTATGTTTTCCTTTCCGCTTTCGCGTGTTTCAGGAGGTTATGCGCATCCTGACTGCGCCATTGTTTTCCGTTCCGCATACGAAACCCGGCGCTATTCAGAGCGTCTGCGACATTCTGCAAAGTTTGCCCCGGTTGCCACGTTAATTTGAGCCAGTCGAGGACGGGTTTTTCGTTTGGCCCTGAGCCATATGGCAACCTGCCGCCGCATCGGCCTGTCTTCGCTTTTACTCGCGCGCGAGCCTTCGCAAGCTTTTGGACGAGCATCGTTTTTTCCCACTGAGCTAAAGCCCCCATGATCTGGCGAATTAACACACGAGTCGGGTCGCCGCCGTTTTCCGCCATGTCAATTAGATGGCCTTGATCCGCGGCGAAAACCTTGATACCTCGCTTCCGGCATTCCGCCAAGAGTATTTCTCCCGCCATCAAATCCCTACTCAAACGATCCAACCGCTCAACCACAATCGCTTGGATTCCACCTTCCTGGTCGTCGATAAATCCCAGCATTTTAGAGAACGCCGGCCTGTCTAACCCTTCCACTGTCCCGGAAACGCCGCGCTCGAAAAATTCGCCAAGGTTAACGAGTTTATTAGCCAAGCAAAATGAGGCGATTGAATCACGCTGGCGCTCTGGCCCATCGCCGGCGATCTGCGACTTGCCGGAGACCCGCAAATAAGTTACAACATTGTTCATTGAAAGGTGGCTTGTATCATCCGGCGAGGTATACTAGTTATCTACCCCGCTCACCGTATATGCCGGAAAGCCAACCGGGACGGCGCTGATTTGACGCTGGCTGCGTTTTGTCATTATTTCCCGACAAGTGCGGGCTGCTAATAACGGATGCACCGGGATCAACCGGGCATACAAGCCACCTTTCAAAGAACTACCCGCACAATACATTCGACTGTGCGGGTAGTCAACTACTATTTTACGTCGAAGCCGTAGGCGTCGGCGGGGCCGCTTGGGTCACCAATGTCTCAAGACTGGTTGCGATTGCCGCAGAACGATTTACAGCAGCATCAAGCAGAGCCTGATCCGCCGGGCTGATAGAACCAACACCCGCTTGAAGATTAACAATCAACGTTTTGAGGGCGTTGATTTGAACTCCCAGCGTGGCAATGGCCGCTTCTGTGCGGGCATTATCTTCAGAGATATCCAAAACTGCATCAGAGATTGCGCTCATAATTTTTTCAACTGCATTTTGTAAGTCCTGTTTCGTTGCAGGCCGGCGGCTGAACCTACTAAACCACCAACTTGTTTTTTGCGCGAACACCATAAAATTAATAATCTTCTGCCCGAACTCCAGGCATAAAAACTGGCGTGTTACCGCCGTGGCGGGCGAAAAACTTTGCTTCGGCTTCCTGACTTCCGAAAATCTGCGACCAAACTCCGTTTGTGTAAATATTTGAATACCCACCCTTCAGCAACTGAAAAGGCGCTTTGCACAATTTCATAGCGTCGTATGGTCCTTTTGTATTTCCGGCTTCAAACCACGCGGGGTATTGAAAATTGGTCATGACGATACCGTTGATCTTGAAATCTGTATCTTCTACTGCATCGCAATTTTCTACCGCATGAATTACTCCGGTCGGGGTGGATGCAAGCAAGTTTACATGAGGATCGGCGAGAATCTCACCCACTTCATGACCGAGCACAACTGATACCGGTTCGCCGTATCCAAGAGTAGTTTGCACAAGGACCCTGCCATACGGCACGCCATTGGTTATCGCGTGATAACCGAGCGCACCGCGAACAGTTGTATCTAAATCCACCAGGGTAACCACCCACGCGCCTGCGGGAGGCGTACCGCCAGTTCGGAGTTTACACGCAATCCCCCACGCGGGGTTATGATAAACGTCGAGCCAAA